TCAAAGAGTATGGGAGTGTTTTCAACAGTTGGCACATCTAATATGGTGTTTGCAGGATATGATGACCAAAGTGCTAGTCAGGCACAATGCACAGTTGTTGATGAGGGCAATAGTGCAGCAGACTGCACATCACTTGGATTTACAGCACACGGAGATTTAGCATGACACCAGAATTTAAAGGAACACATTTATGGGATAGACTAGGGTGGGCAAAGCAAAACCTAGAGCCATTTAGAAGTGAGTTCTGCATTGTATGGGAAGACCCTGACAACCTAGATGAACCTGCAAAGGTAACACACCCTGACCCTAACTGGATGGCTTGTGCATTGAATGGTGGCATACTACCTCCAGTATGGGTATATTGGGAACTGAAGAAGGACGAAGCAAAGCCTGACTTTGTAAAGCATACCAGAGGATATCTATTGCATAACACTGAGCCAGTAAAGCCAATGACAGAAAGTGAAGCAATAGAATACCTAATACAGAAAGATATACCTGAAAGGGTATGGAGAGATTATGAGAAGTCAAACCGACCAAGACTTGTTATATGTAGGAAAGAGCAACTGCCACAACAACGAACATGGCGAAATGCTTGGAAACTAGCTGCTTAAATAGGAGGAACTAACATGGCAACTAAAACTTTTGTAACCGACAAGGATGGTGCAACAATAGATGCTTCAACAGCAACTATACCTTCCGACAGGCATTTCAGAAATGCTTGGAAATTAAGTGGTAGCGTTATGGCTGAAGACATGACTGCTGCTAAAGTTATCTTCAAGGATAAAATCAGGGAAGTGCGAAAGCCTTTACTTGAAGCCGAAGATGTAGTCTACATGAAGGCACTTGAAGCTGACGATGCTTCTGCTAAAACAGCATCTGTGGCAAAGAAGAAAGCATTGAGAGATGCCCCTTCTGCTACAGCTATTGAGAACGCAGACACAGTAGCTAAACTAAAAGCAGCTTGGGATGCAAGCACATTGGGTACAAGCCCTTACGCATGAGGTAAATAAATATGGCTTTAACTAAAGTTAGAGGTAAAGGACTAGGCACATTAGGTGACGGTACAGCTAGTGATACAGCTATTGTGTTTGATGGTAATGCTCAAGACTTTCACATAGGATTGGACGACAGTACAGATAGCTTAACAATAGGTCTTGGCTCTACACTAGGCACTACATCACACATGGTCTTTGATGCTAATGGGATTATTACTAAGCCCTTGCAACCTGCGTTTCTAGCCAACCCTGCGTCTGCTCAAAATAACGTACCTATTAATGCTGTCACAGATGTTGTATTTGGCACAGAAAGATTTGACCAAAATGGTGACTTTGCATCAAATACATTTACTGCACCAGTGACAGGAAGGTATCAACTGAACACAACTATATATGTTCAAAACTTGGATGCTGCTAACAACTATTTTGATATAAAACTCACTACATCTAATTTTAACTACTTTCACACAATAGACCCAGAAAGCTATGAAGCAGGTGGTGCAGATGCTCCTTTCTACACAGCAACTATAGCAGTTTTAGCAGATATGGATGCAGGTGATACAGCAAAAGTTCAAATAGGGATTCCTAATAACGGAACAGCGCAGTGTGACATACAAACAGGAAGTACATTTTCTGGATATCTAGTAGCCTAATATGCCAATGCGAAATAACATATCTTAAAGGAGGTAACAATGGCAAAACTCACACTAACAATAGAAGTAGATGATACCCAACAGACTATCCTAAAGAATGACTTGTTGGATATCAACACATGGGTTCAAGATGCAATGACAGGTAAAATCAATAGCTGTTGGAAAAGAATGCAGAGAGAGTGGACAACTAAGTTAATGAACGACAGTTCTTTTACTGACCCAATCCCAAGCAACCAAGCTGACTTTGTAAAGTTGGTGGTAGCAAGAAGTGACTACAAGAATCGTGCAGACAGAGAGAAAAAGTAAATGCCATACATAGGAAAAGCACCAAACCAAGGAGTCCGTAACAGGTTCATCTATCAAGCCACAGCAGGGCAGACATCCTTTAGTGGTTCAGATGCCAATGCACTTACGCTAACATATGCAGATGGTGCTTATGTAGACGTATATCAGAATGGTATCCTACTTAAACCTGCCACAGACTATACAGCCACATCAGGTACAACAGTGGTGTTGGTTACAGGAGCATCAGTCAATGACGTTATAGAGATAATAGCCTATGATGCCTTTAGCATAGCCAACAGCTACACCAAGACAGAAGCAGACACACGGTATCCATTCTTGGGTAATAACTCTATCGTAAGAACAAACGGACAAACAATCAGTGCTGACATAACAATCAGCAGTACAACAAACGGACTGAGTGCAGGTCCTATAACCATTGGAAGTAACGCAACAGTCACAGTAAGTGGCTACTGGACAGTATTATGACATCACAACTAAAGGTAGATAAATTACAGGGTAGAACAACAGCAGGTAGCATTGTTGTTACAAGTGAGGGTACATCTGTTGAAACTAACCTACAACAGGG